CATAGCAGAGTATAGAGGTGCGTGTAAATCACTTGATATGTTAGTAACACACTTTCAAGAACTAAATGATTTTAAACATTGGGAAAAGGAGAAAAAAGATGCCAAAGAAACCAATTAAAATAAAAAAGAAACCTAAAGATAAATTAATTTATATCTATGGAGATGAGGCCAATTTTATATGGGAACACTTTAATATGTCTTTAAGAGATGATGATGATAGGATTGTGTTAAAGTTTGTTAAATATGAATCAAGAGATAGTTATGAAAATAAATAATACTTACTTTAGTATGGAAGTATATAATGAATACACTTGCGATATGGCAGACAAGGTTATGAAACTAAAACTAGGAGATGACTACGAAAACTATATCGAAGAGGATAGCGAAGGTAATACAAACTATACTGAAGAAGGCCAAGATATATTTATAGATATACTAGATGATTTTTGTAACTTCATAGCAAAGTTTGGAATGTATAGCGAGGCAGATAGAGATGCCTAAATTTACATTGTATGCCAAGAAGGTTTACTATTATCGCAAAGAGATTAATGCTAGAGATAGGAAGACCGCAGAAAAAAGAGGTGACCAGTATGAATCAGAAAGATTATTTATTCCTACTGGTGAAGAGTTTTATATAACAAGTATAGAGGAGAATGAAGATGATTAAATATATTATATACACACAAAAGAACTGCATATATTGTGCAGAGGCAAAGTCTTTATTAGATGAGGCCGGAGAAGTATACGAAGAGAGAGAACTAGATACAGCGGAGAAGGTTAGGAGATTTAAAAATGCTGGCCACAAAACTGTGCCACAAATCTTTCTACACATAGGAGGATTCCACGAACTAGAAGATTATTTCTTTGGAGAAGAGATATCATTTAAACCTGATATAAAGCTCGTGGATAAACCAGAGCTGCCGAAAATAGGAGCAATATCAGGAGATAAAAAAGTGATATCCTTTGCAGAAAAAAGAGCTATAGTAAAAGGAAGAAAGTTACTGGATAAGTTGGAGAAGAAAGATGATGAGTAGTGTTGCACAGAATTATTATCTATGGTATAATGTTAGTAGATACTTCTATGTATAAGATAAATCCTATAACAAAAATACAAAATGTTGTGTTAAAAAATTTACTTGACACAAGATATAGACAAAGAAATAAAAGGAAAGAAAAGAAGTATGATAGAAAGAGAGATAAAAATGTACGTAATATCACACCACTTATTTAAGTCAGACGACTGGTTAAGAAAGTGTCCTTGGACAGAGAACTTTCCAGTTGACCAGTTGGTTGATGATGATAACAAATTATTAAAATTTAAAACACAAGAAGAGGCCTTGGACACTATGCGTTCTTGGGGTGTTGATGTGAACACTGCTCTTGAAAATGGAGTAAAGATAGAGAGGGTTCATTAATGACTGAAATTTTTATGTTATACTATTTCCTAGGTGGAATAGTAGTAGGAATGTTTATAGTTTTATTAGCGTATATGTTAACCAGAAAATAGGAGGCAAAATGTACGACCCAGTAGTAATACAAATGTTAGAAAAAAATGTAAGAGATTTACAAGAACAATTAAGAAACTCTTACGCAAGAATTAAACAATTAAATGAAGAGAATTATAAATTAAGAAGAGCATTAGGAATTGAAAAAGATAATGGAGAACAAGTAACCAATTCATCAGGAGGAGTTTGGTTAGGAGATGCAGAGATGCCTGATGCGGAGCATTTAAAAGATGGATAGAGCAAGAGAGAGAAGATTAAAGGCCACAGGTAAATGGTTTAAAGAAACATCAAAGCCTAAAAACTTGTGGGTTAATAATATCTTTCCAGCTCTGTTGTTAATTAGTTTATTTTTTTTAATTTATAATTATTAGGAGTTGAATATGAGTAATCTTTGGGATAAAGATGCGAAGAGAATGTATCGAAAATTATTTAAGGAGTACAAGAGAGAGGGTTGCTCTAACGAAGAGGCCAGAAGATATGCACAAAATGATTGTAAGAACAGCATAGACCTGGATATTTTTTCAGCAGAGAAGGTGTATAAAAAAACATTAAAAGATTTTGATTGACATGAAAAATTATTTAGATATAATATATAAATATTTTAATATAATAATTAATATAATAATTAATATATTTATTTTATTATTATCTTTATGGATTTTATATGTTTTTATTATGATGTTTTATTATACTTTTAAATAAATAAATAAAAGAAAGGAATACAAATTGGTAGAATTTTTATTATGGTACACAGTCATATACACTGTCATAGGTTTGACTAATGCAGTAGGTATGATGTAATGCAGAGTAAGTGGGTAAGTAGAGGGAAATGCCCTTGCGGAGAATCAAGCAATGGTTATAACATTCATGCAGATGGGCATGCCTTCTGCTTCTCTTGTAACAAAAGATTTAATAACGTAGGAGAGGCAAAGTTGGAAAGAAAAGTAGTAGAAATAACAAACAAAGTTTCTAGTACCGGTGATTATGGGAGCATTACTGATAGAAGAATATCAGAGGATACTGCCAGAAAATATAGAACGAAGATAAGAAGAAATGGTTCTATAATATCTCATCACTACTACGAATACTTTAATGCAGAAGGTAGTCACGTTGCTACAAAGATTCGCCAAGTAGAAGGTAAAAGAATATGGTCACAAGGTGACATAGGAGATGCCTTACTATTTGGCCAGAATTTATTTAAGTCAGGTGGTAAGTATGTTACTATCGTTGAAGGTGAGATAGATGCAATGTCTACCTATGAGATGTTAGGTAGCAAGTGGGCAGTAGTATCAATCAAGAATGGAGTACAAAGTGCAGTACAGAATTGCAAGCAGCACTTGGAGTACCTAAACAGTTTTGATAATGTTGTTGTATGTTTTGATAACGACAAGCCTGGGATTGAGGCCTCACAAAAGGTGGCACAATTATTTGAACCTAACAAATGTAAAATAGTTAGACTAGATTACAAAGACCCAAATGAATATCAAAAGCTAGGTAAGTCAAAGGAGTTTGTTCAGAACTGGTGGAGTGCAGAATCATATACTCCGGCCGGCATAATGAACTTGGCCAAGCTAGGAGATTCATTATATGAAGAGGAGTATTGTGAAACTATTCCTTATCCTTGGAGTGCTATGAATGAAAAAACATATGGCATGAGGACAGGAGAGTTGGTTACATTTACTTCTGGTGCTGGTATGGGTAAGTCTTCTATTATGCGTGAGTTGATGCATCATATTCTTAAAAACTCTAATGACAATATTGGAATACTTGCATTAGAAGAAAGCACAAAGAATACTGCATTTAATATTATGTCAGTAGAGGCTAATCAAAGATTGTATATCAAAGAGATACGTAATCAATTCTCAAAAGAACAGTTACATCAGTGGCAAAAAGATACTATAGGCTCTGGTAGGTTCTTTGCCTTCGACCACTTTGGTTCAATAGGTAATGATGAGATACTATCTAGAGTTAGATACATGGCCAAGTCTTTAGATTGTAAGTGGATATTCTTAGACCACCTATCTATTTTAGTTAGTGGCCAAGATGAAGGAGATGAAAGAAAATCTATTGATGTATTGATGACCAAGCTACGTTCTTTAGTAGAAGAAACAGGAGTTGGTTTATTATTAGTATCACATCTTCGAAGACCATCAGGAGACTTAGGTCACGAGAATGGAAAGGAAGTTACTCTATCACATTTGAGAGGGAGTGCAAGTATCGCACACTTATCTGATAGTGTGATTGCTTTAGAAAGAAATCAACAAGCAGATGATGATGTTATAGCATGCACTACAACAATTCGTATATTAAAAAATAGATACACTGGAGAGACCGGTGTATGTTCTTACTTGCATTATGATAAAAAGTCTGGTAGAATGTCTCAAATAGATAATCCTTTTGAGGATGAATTTAGCCAAGCACAAGGAGTAATGTAATATGAAATGCTATAACTGTGGAACAGAATTAATATGGGGTGGTGACCACGACTGTGAAGAACACGAAGACCATGCTATTGTTACAAACTTATCTTGTCCTGAGTGTGATGCTTTTCATTTAGTTTATTGGGGTCATAAAGAAGATGAAGAAGAAGATAAACAAATGTGGATAGAAGGCTATAAAGAATGGCTGGATAAACAAAAAGAAGAACCTGAAATGTGGGAGCATTATTGTGATGAAGAAAAAAGTATGATGGCTACAGGTAAAGGTGAACCTTGTAACTGGTGTGGGAAGGAAGAGGATGAAAGTAATACTTGATATTGAGACTGATGGTTTTAATCCTACTGTAGTGCATTGTATTGTAGCTAAAAATATAGATACTAATGTTGTCACAGTCTTTGACCCTAACAGTATGTATAGTTTTAAGAACTGGTCTAAAGGTGTGGATAAATTTATTATGCACAATGGTTTATCTTTTGATGCACCAGTGTTAAATAAATTATTAGACGCAGAGATATCACCAGGTAAGATTATAGATACATTAATATTATCACAGTTATTTAATCCTATAAGAGAAAAAGGTCATGGCTTGAGAGCATGGGGAGAAAAACTAAACATGTTGAAAGGTGGTGAAGGAGTAAACTTTTCTAAATATAATCAAGCTATGTTAGACTACTGTAAACAAGACGTAGAGATTACACACGCTGTTTACAAAGAGTTATTAAAAGAAAGCAAAGGGTTTACAAAAGAATCTATAGATTTAGAACACGATATTAGATTAATCATAGACCAACAAGAGAAGAATGGTTTTGCTTTTAACATACAGAAAGCACAGGAGTTACTAGCAAAATTAAAAGATGATATCTATGACTTGGAGCAGTGGTCATTAGAAGAGTTTGAACCTACTATTGTAGAGATGAAGACCAAGACAAAAGAGATACCATTTAACATTGGCTCTCGTCAGCAGATAGCTGATAGACTTATGAAGAGAGGTTGGAAACCTAAACAGTTTACTGATAAAGAAAACATAATCATTAATGAGGCTGTTTTAAAAACAATCAAAGAGCCGGAGTTGAAACTAACTGCAGAAAGATTTGCTAAATATTTCTTACTGCAGAAAAGGGCAGTAATGGTAGAGTCTTGGATTGAGGCATGTGATGATAGTAATAAAGTGCATGGTAAAGTTATGACACTTCGTACTATTACAGGTCGCATGGCACATAACTCACCTAATATGGCACAGATTCCGGCCACCTATTCTCCATATGGTAAAGAGTGTAGAGGTCTTTGGACTGTATCAGATACTACAAAATATAAATTAGTAGGAACTGATGCTAGTGGTTTAGAGTTACGTTGTCTTGCACATTATCTTAATGATACAAATTATACAGATGAGATATTGAATGGAGATATACATACAAAGAATATGGAGTTAGCTGGTATACAAAACAGAGACCAGGCCAAGACTTTTATATATGCTTTTCTTTATGGTGCTGGTGCAGAGAAGATAGGTAAGATAGTAGGAGCTGGAAAACAACAGGGTAATGTTTTAATTAATAGGTTCTTATCTAACTTACCTTCTTTGAAGAGACTTCGTAGTCAAGTAGAAAGTGCTGGATATAAAGGAAAGATAAAAGCTATTGATGGTAGATACTTAAAAGTTAGAAGTCCTCATTCAGCATTAAATACTTTGCTGCAAGGAGCTGGTGCTATTATTTGTAAACACTGGTTAGTGCGTATCATACAAAGAGTATATAGTAAAAAACTAGATGTAAAACTTGTGGCCTCTGTGCATGACGAGTACCAGTTTGAGGTTGCTAATAAAGATGTAGGAGAGTTTTGTAGTATTACAAAGATAGCTATAAAAGAAACGGAGAACTTATTAAAGTTAAGATGTCCATTAGATAATGATTACAAGGTAGGATTAACGTGGGCAGAAACACACTAGAACAATTAACTTTATTTAATTTAGAAGACCACGAAATAAAATATGATGACAGTGTTGAAACACACAAGTGTAGAAAATGTAAGAAAGATAAACCTTTAACAGAGTTTCACCAACAGACAGTGTTAAGAAATAATACATCTATACTGGCTACAAAGTGTCGTTCTTGTGAAAGAGAAGATGGTCGTTATCTTAGAGAGTTACATAAGAAAGCACCGCCTTTACCCTCTGATGATTATAAATGTCCTTGTTGTGATAAAACTTTAGAGGAAATAAATAATCACACTGTTGTTGTTGATAGAGATACATACAAACCTGTACTTAGAAAGTATGAAAAGAGATGGGCTTTAGACCACAATCATATAACAGGAGAAATTAGAGGATGGATATGTAGTCCTTGTAATGTAAGTTTAGGAGCATTTGGAGATGACCCTGATAGATTAAGAAGAGCTATAAAATATTTGGAAGGAAACAATGAATAATTTAGAACCAAAAATAGAAGACAGAAAAAAGTTTGATTTAGATTTACAGTATGGCCAGGTAAAAGAAAAGATTATTGCTGATATGTTGCAAGATAAAAAGATAGAGGTAAAATCTGAAAGAGGTATGTGGTTAAAGACTGGCAACATAGCTATTGAGTTTGAAAGCTATGGTAAACCAAGTGGTATTGCAGCCACCGAATCAGACTATTGGTTTCATAATCTTTGTATAGGAGATGAAGTATATGGAACGCTAGTATTTAAAACAGATATGTTAAAGAATATTATAAAGAACACACCTAATAAGAGAGAAGTATCAGGTGGTGACCACAATGCTTCTAAAATGTATCTAATGAATATACAGAAATTATTTAATGTAGATATAATTAAAAAAAGTATTGACAATAAATAATAAACTGTGATATAATATAATTTTATTAACTAAAAAAGGAGAACACCAATGAGTGTTATAAGTGGAACTGCATATTGGGCAAGCATACAAAGCCCTAACACAAAGTTTGAACCTAACTGGCAAATAGATGTAGGTAATCTAGATGCTGCTAATAAAGCTATCGCAGAGAAGGATGGTCTCAATGTAAAGACTGAT